GCCTTCTTTAATACAAAAGATATTATCCCGACAGACGTTCCTATGATGAACGTCGCATTGTCGGGTGATGTAGATGGTGGTCTTACTTCAGGTCTTACAGTCTTGGCTGGACCGAGTAAACACTTCAAAACTTCTTTTGCGTTAAAGATGGCTGCAGCTTATCTTCGCAAGTATGAAGATGCCGTAATGCTTTTCTATGATTCAGAATTTGGTTCACCGCAATCATACTTTGAATCTTTCGGTATCGACATTAATCGTGTTCTACACACCCCTATCAAAGACGTTGAAGAGTTAAAGTTTGACCTTGTCGGTCAGCTTGACAATCTTGCTCGTGATGAAAAGGTTATTGTAGTAATCGATTCAATTGGTAACTTAGCATCTAAGAAAGAACTTGAAGACGCATTGAATGAGAAGTCAGTTGCTGACATGTCTCGAGCCAAAGCGTTGAAAGGTCTATTCCGTATGACCACCCCATACCTAACCATGAAGAATATTCCTTTGATTGCTATCAATCATACCTATAAGGAAATCGGATTGTTCCCTAAAGATATTGTATCTGGCGGTACTGGTATCTACTACTCTGCAGATAATATCTGGATTGTTGGTAGACGTCAAAACAAACTGAGCTCAGGCGAGATTGAAGGGTATGACTTTGTAATCAACGTAGAGAAGTCAAGGTTTGTTCGGGAGAAATCTAAGATCCCAATCAAGGTAACTTTTGATGGCGGTATCGTTAATTACTCTGGACTACTTGATGTTGCCCTTGCTGGCGGATATGTGATTAAACCGAGTAATGGTTGGTATGCTACTGTTGATCAAAGCACTGGCGAGATGGGTCAAAAGGTTCGTATGAAAGCCACCCAAGAAGAATCTTTCTGGGAGCCAATCTTTGCTAACTCTGATTTCAAAGAGTTTATCAAGAAGCAATATCAATTTGGTGTCGGTGGCGTTACTACTATTGACATGGAGGAGATTGCTAATGGCGAGTTATGAGTTAATCGACGTTGAAGGCTATGATAGCTGGGGCGTGCGTATTACTGATGGCAAATACAAGGATGTAGTTGTAGGTTATGGTGCAGTGAGTGCTCAGGAAGTCCCTGAGCATGATCATGCAAAGCTAAATTTCGAAATGGGTGTACTTGAACCTAAAGAGGAATCCGCTGCACTTGAAGGTGATGATGATTTTAAAATGCTAACTGGGGACATATTAAGAGATATAATTATGTCTGCATTTGATGGTAAAGAAGACTATAGGATAGGTGGTGAAGATGCAAGCGAATCTGGAAACGACAATACTCAGGAACCTGATTCAGAACGAGCACTTCGCTCGTCAAGTTATACCATTTCTGAAGGCTGAGTATTTCTCTGAATCTACTTCGTTTGTGTTTCAAGAACTCGGCAACTTTGTAGCTAAGTTTAACAACCTGCCTACCAGAGAAGCATTTCTGATTGAACTGGACTCAGCCGACCTACGTGGTGTAGATGTTGGCGAGATCAGTTCTCAGGTCGAACAGATGTTTGAGACTGTTGAGGCTGTTGATGAAACTTGGCTTATGCAGTCTACAGAGAAATGGTGTCAGGATCGAGCCATTCACCTTGCTATCCTAGAATCTATCAATATCATTGATGGTAAACACCAAACACTAAGCAAGAACGCATTGCCCGATATCCTATCCGAAGCATTGGGCATCTCGTTTGACCGCAGTGTTGGTCATGATTATGTTGATAGTGCTGAGGGTCGTTATGAGTTTTATCATCGTGAAGAAGTTCGTATACCATTTGATCTTGATTACTTCAATCGTATCACTAAAGGTGGATTGCCTCGTAAGACTCTGAATATCGCAATGGCTGGTACTGGTGTTGGTAAGTCTTTGTTCATGTGTCACTGTGCTGGGGCAAACCTATCTCAGGGTCAAAATGTTCTTTACATTACTATGGAAATGGCTGAAGAGCGTATTGCCGAACGTATTGATGCGAACCTCATGAATCTTCCTATTGATCAGCTTGAGTCTCTATCTAAAGAAATGTTTGATAGTAAGGTTGAAAAGATCGCTAAGAAAACTCAAGGCAAACTAATCATCAAAGAATATCCTACTGGATCTGCGCATGTTGGTCACTTCCGTGCGTTACTTAACGAGTTGAAGTTGAAGAAGAACTTTATGCCAGATGTAATCTATATTGATTATCTAAACATCTGTGCTTCTTCTCGTATGAAAGGTCTTGGCGGATCGGTGAATACCTACTCTTTGATCAAGTCTATTGCCGAGGAGATACGTGGTCTTGCAGTAGAGTTTGACGTTCCTATCATGTCGGCAACTCAGACTACAAGATCTGGTTATGGTAACTCTGATGTTGGTCTTGAAGATACTTCTGAATCGTTCGGTCTACCTGCTACTGCGGACTTTATGTTTGCCCTGATCAGTAGCGAGGAACTCGAGCAGTTAGGTCAGATATTAGTGAAGCAATTGAAGAATAGATATAATGATCCTGGAGCAAACAAGAGGTTTGTTGTTGGTGTTGATAGGTCTAAGATGAAGCTATATGATGTAGAAGAATCTGCTCAGAATCTAATTGACTCTGCAGCACCAACTACGCCAGCCAATGATAAACCTGTGGCGACATGGGGAAATAACGAGAAACGTGATTACAGCGGTTTCCAAGTATAATAAAGTAAGGTGACTAAATGAAAGTACAAATTGTAGGACATACCCAGCCAACCGAAGCATTCCAGACTGAAGGTATGGACGACATTCAAGACTTGATCGCATTCTGCGCTCGAGTATCAAATCCTAGTAATCAAATTAACTCTGAGACTTCGGAGCGTTTGTTAAACTATCTAGCAAAACATAAGCACTGGTCGCCATTTGAAATGGCATCAGCTACTCTAGAAATAGAAACCACTCGGGATATTGCAAGGCAGATTTTACGTCACCGATCATTTGCCTTCCAAGAGTTCTCTCAAAGATATGCAGATCCATCGGAGTTCGGGGATCAGTTTGTTATCCGAGAAGCAAGACTACAAGACACTAAGAACCGTCAGAATAGTATTGATTCAGAAGATAAAGCATTAATGGAGAACTGGGAAAGAGCGCAGAAAAGCGTTATCTCTGCAGCTGAGAAAGCATATAGCTGGGCACTTGAAAAGGGTATTGCTAAAGAGCAAGCAAGAGCAGTATTACCCGAAGGATTAACCAAGTCTCGTTTATATATGCAAGGGTCTATTCGCTCATGGATACACTTCATTGAGTTGCGCTCTGGTAATGGTACTCAGAAAGAGCATATGGAAGTAGCAAGGGCAGTTGCCCAATGCATTGGAGAGATATTCCCTCTCGGTCTCTCTTATATCTCAGAGTAATAAGCATATAACTAATCGGTATAAAAAAAGTTAAAATAATTCAATAAAAGTGTTGCTTTTTGTTTGGAGAAGTGGTATAATACTCTTGTAATTAATTGAGAGAGTGTTGAAATATGGCTTTTGCCCCGACTAAAACTTACTTCGAATATGATGCTACTATCCTTGGTTCTTTCGTTGAGAAAGATTATGAGAACCTTTTTGAGTTTTCTGTGAATGATGAACCTGAGCATTTCGTTTCAAGTAAGAACTATCCCCATAAAGTATGGGTGGCTGAAAACAGTTGGAGATATGCTCGTGTATTGAAGACTGTTGCCTATGTCATCACTGATGAAGATGCTGATGGTTATCCTGTTGTGGAAAGATGGTTCATTAAAAACCACAATACCTATGTAAACAAATCTGCTTAATCTGAGAGAGAATATTATTATGGCTTATGTATCCCAAGAAGATAAAAAGAAACTTGCTCCTGCTATTAAAGAAGTCCTTAAGAAGTACAAAGTTAAGGGTTCTATTTCTGTTAGACATCATATGACTCTTGTTGTTAAACTGAAAGAGGGTGAAGTGAAGTTTGATCCCACGAGTCATTATCAAGTAAATGAGCATTGGTATCAAGATCACTATGCTGATAACCCCAAGTTGGTATCGTTTATCTCTGAACTTCTTGCTGCGATGAAGGGTCCAGATTACTTCAATGAAGATGATGCTATGACTGATTACTTTAATAGAAGTCATTATACTGATATCAATTTTGGTGAGTGGGATACGCCATATAAAGTTGTGGCTTAATTCAAAAAACTGTTGACTTTTGTATCTGGTTGTAGTATAATAAGTGTATTAATTGAGAGAGAATAGATTATGAAATATATTGTTTCTACCCAACTTATCGAGAATTATGGCTCTCACGCTGAAGAGGGTTCTTTCAAAAGCGGTACAAATAGCTGGAAGATGAAAGGTGGTAGTGATTATCTTGTCGAAGACCTCGGTCGTGAGGCTGATGCTCTAGCTTTTGTCATGGCTGCATTTGGTTCGAACGACCTATACTACAAGGAGTATCCTATAGGCGTTCGACCTCTTGAAGATTGGGTTGACGAGCAACGGATCAATCTAGATGATGGTTGGTCTAAAGACTACCTTTTGAGTCAACTCAAGTTTGTTTCGCCGAAGACTGGTAATGATTTTACCACTTCTAAACCTGAAGATACTGAAGAATTATTTGCTGAATGGGGTATATATGTCTAAAATTGGTAATGTTATCCTTGAGATACAGGAATTGTATAATGCTGGATACAGCATCAAAGATATCTCTATAAAAACTAATACCACAACAGATTTTGTTGCTGGAATTATTGCGGGAATTAAGTAAAATATTTGTTGTTTTTCTTTGAATTTTAATATATAATATATGTATTAATTGTCTGGGGGAGATTTACTGATGAACTATATCGAGGTAAATGGCGGAAGAAAGATAGAGCGAGAACTTGCTGATAGGATTATTAGCTGGTGCGTCTTTAAACTGCTCCCACGCCATAGTACTCTAGAAATTACGCTGAACTTCGAAGAATTAGAAAAAGCGTTCGGGTACTGCCTTGAAGGTGATACAAACTCTGAATTTGAGCTGAGTATCAGTAAATCTCTCCCAGTTGAGGATCTAGTTGCTACGATCTGTCATGAAATGATACATGTTAAGCAATATGCTCGTAGAGAACTTCGCTGCGTTGATGGTAAGATCCTTTGGAAAGAAGAAGATTATAGTAAATCGAAGTATGAAGATTGCCCTTGGGAACGTGAGGCGTATGATATGGAAAGTAAACTTGCTGAAGATTGTATTGTGGAATTAGAATTATGTTTTTAGAATATTGGATGTTATTTGTACTGTTTGCCTTCTTCATAGTAAGTATGCATCGCTATCAAACTCAAGCGTATAGTCAAGGGATGAAAAATGGTATCGAAGTATCGGTACAAACTATATTACAACAGTTACACAAGTCTGGAGTTGTAGAATTGATAGAGATGGAAGATGGCTCTGTCCACATAATTCCAGGAACTAATGATGAAGGAAATAGAATACAGGATATAGTGTAATGAAATTAAATCATGAAATGAAAAAATCTGATTCAAGTTATGTTGGCTCTTATAGAAAGAGCGAGATTGAAAAGGTTGCTGAAGTATTCGATATGGTATCTCGTTTAAATCGTGAAATAGAATTGGCTGGCTACAAAGCACCGAACCCTAAAGTAAGGACTGTCGAGAAAAAAGGATACAAACACCTATTCATTGATTAAACTAATTGTTCTCTCTTGTGGCAAATCCCTCTCTCTCTCACTCAATAATTTGCC